AAAGAAAGCCCACTGAACTTCTGCTTGAATCTTAACTGGTTTTAATTCCATTTTAAATCTCCTTATCTACTACGTTTAGAAATACTGCCTGTTTATTATACAACAACTTACAACTATTTGATTCCACGATGTGAAATAGTTTACTGAAGTGTTTGATTTGAATAATCTAAACTAGCTTCAAGTGTTCCGTCTTCAATATCCAATACTGCGTCCTTTAGTAGCTCGTAAGTTTCTTCAATATCAAAGCTAGAACTTAATGAATAAGTCCCATCTTTATATGCAGACACAGCAACCATGCCGAGTAGGTTTTCATCTTTTTCTTTTGTCATCAATGTGTCTCTTTCCATGAGTTACCTACTTTAAATTCTCCGTCCAATGGACAGCGCATATTCAACACTATACCGGCTTCTTTAATTGATTGCTTACCTAGCTGACCTGCTTCGTCAGCACGATTTTCTTCCACTTCAATTTGCCACTCATCATGAACATTGGCAACCATCTTAAAATCTATCTTAGACTGCCGTAGTTTCTTATGTAAGATAACTACAGCTTGCTTCATAACGATTGCACCAGCGCCTTGCAATAGTGTGTTGAGCGCCGAGTGCTCTGCACGAACGAGTAGCTTGCGTCCGTCAAGACCCGGTAGCCATCCTTCTTTAGCGTAGATACGAGCCACTTTCTCTCTAAGAGCTTTAAGTTTCGGTGTGTTTCGTAAAAAAGAATCAATGAGCTTCTGTCCTTCTTTCGCAGAACCTCCAACAATCGACCCGATTTTGGCACTTCCTGCACCATAGAGAAATGCATAGATAAACGTTTTAGCTTGATTCCTCGTTTGCAGCCCAGCAGCGGTTTGGTTCGCTGTGTGGATGTCGCCTTCAGTAACTTCATGTGTATATACATCGTCGTTCATATAGTGAGCCAGCATCCTCAACTCCAATCCTGAAGCATCAATACCGACTAACTTATATCCTTTCTCTACTGTCCATAAATCCCGACACTCGTGTCCGTAAGGACTGCCACTATTGGGAACCTGTGCCATATTCGGATTCATGTGTGTCATACGACCTGTGACAGCGCCGTTGGTGATAACACGACCATGAACCCTACCATCTTTACCAAGAGCGTTTAACCACGATTCAATCTGTGCTATCCGCTTTTGGAGCATCATGTATTCTGCTAAGGTTTTTGCTTCTGGGAAGTCGAGCGTTTCGAGTACGGCTTCGTCGACGATGACCGACCCTTTTTCTGTAAACTTGTTAGGTTTCCAACCTTTCTCGATGAGTCTTTCTGCGATTTGCTGCCGACTTCCGGGGTTGAACGGCTCGATGATGTCTTTGAGAGGTTTACCTGACGTTTTGTGAACTCGTCCAGTGGTGACTTTATCTGGGAAGATGGAAGCCATTTCAACTTGAATAGTGTCCAGCTTAGTTTTAAGTATAGATAATAATTGTAAAGCCCCAGCTTCATTGAGTTTGAAGCCGTTTCTTTCTTGTTCCGCAATGATGATTGCGACCTCATGTTCGAGTTTGATACTTTCTTTGGAATAACCATTTTTCATCTCCTGAGTTAAATGTTCATACAACTTCTTTGTTACTAATGTGTCTTGGATACAATACTCTTCCATCTCCTTTGACCAACCAGCATCAAAGTCTGTGAACTCGCCCTTAGCAAAACCTAAGCGTTGTCCCCAAGCAGCAAGGCTGTGTCCGTCTTCCAAACTAGGGTTATACAGCCTAGACAACACTAAAGTATCCACCACCTGTAACTTCTTTACAGCAACACCCCAAACTCGCTTCAATACTGGGAAGTCAAAAAAGATGCCGTTGTGTGCCACAATTTCACTTGCGTTGTTAATGTAAGTCTGTAACAACTCAGGAGTCTTAAAAGTAAACCATTCGTCTGTGTCAATGTTACGAGTAACAACGCACCAAATCTTGTCGTGTGCTAGGTTAGTTTCAATGTCAAGAACTATTCTCATTCTATGATTGTAACCAAATCTGTCAAACTAATCAAGTACATTCTGGAAGTGTTGTCATCACCACCACGAACCATTTTAGGCATATTCTTTGTAATATAGGAGCGTAGTTTGTATACCGGAAACACTAAGGTCATAACAATGTCATCGCCCTTAGCAAGATTATGGAACCAGTAGTCTGCTTCAGTAGTAGCAATTCCACTAGGACGACCACGACTCTCAAACTCAACCACAATGTTACCGGTTCTGCTCCACATATCTCGCTCAGTCTTAACCTCTATTTTGCTGTTCTGCAACATATCAGCAACTTTCTGCTCAAATACTTGTCCGTATTGCAAGTCAAGGTCAAATCTTTTGTCGTTGTTCATAAGCATAATTTTATCAAGCCTCCTAAGTACATCAATACAGCAACTGCTTCAACAACAAACAAAGCATAGTCTTTTTGATAGACACCTGACCAAGTCCATAATCCGCTACCAATCAAACCAAACCAAAGGTTTAGTGGAAAGATGTTAAGGCTTGTCAAGGCAATTCCAATCAGACAAAGAGCTGTGCCAGTCCACTTAATCATTCGATTCCGTAACGTCCATTCGTTTAATCTCATGGTCAATTAAGTTTTTAGCAGATTGAACAGCCAAACTTAATCGTTTCATATCTTCTAAATGGTATTCTGCAATGATTCCATCAGGAATACGATAAGACTCTAACGATTGTCTAATAATTTCTTTTAGTGTTGTTTGAAACGATACCGGTTCATCGGAATCACCAAACCAAAAGCCATAATCAATAGAACCATTCTCAGCAATCCAAGCATAGCCATCTAATTTAATATTCTTCTTACTCATACTTTTCTCACTTTTGTCCACGCAGCTAAATGTACCGGATTACCATTAGAATCTTTACAATAGCTATACATACCATCAATGTGTCCGAACCAATACTCTGTTGCTAAATCCAACGCATCGTGTATTGGCGGTATTTTTATTTCATCATCAACAATCTTAAACTTATCGCCTTTTTGTAACTCATACAACGCACAATTATGGTCTGCAATATCGTGTTCGTTAATCATTTACCCTCCGCAATAAACTTATCAACGGCAACATCAATCTCGTTACCAATCATCCAGCGCCATTCACTCATGTCGCCATTACAGGCAATCACAGATGGAGCTACTAGGCTAGTATCAACATCCCATGACGCACTGCGTAGCCAGCGATAACGCTCTGCATCGGCATAGATTTCAGTGTTGTCCTGTATGCGACCAAAGACATCCTTATTTAGGGTTCGTAGTCGGTCAATCTCTAAGCATAGTGCGTTGATGTAATTGCGAGTAACAGAATACTCATCCTGTTTTGCATACTCTCTTGCTGCTTCAACTAAATCTTTCATAGTGTGTCCTGTATCTCTAACATTCGTCCGGTTTGTCCATTATACAACAATGCGCCACAATTACCAGTATAGCCACTGAAGCGGTTCTTTAATACACGCACTGAGGTAGTGTTACGCTCAATCATATCCTGTGCCTGTCCATTGCGCTCTAATCCTATCACAATGTCAGACAACTGAGCAATAGCACCGGAACCACGCAACTGTGCTAAGGACGTTGCAGCGCCTTCCTCATGACCCTTACTATCAGGACGTTTCAGATGTGAAACACAAATCAAAGCAATGCCTGTTTCTTGCACCAACATACGCAGCTTAGTCATTATGGAATCCAGAGCTTTGCGCTCATCACCAACATCGCCCCCACTAACAATAATACTAAGATGGTCAAGAAAGACGTAGCCACAATTAAGACCTTTAGCCATATAGCGCACTCTATTGACAATATTTTCCAAAGAAGTGCTGCCGAAATGGTCAAACAAATAAATGCGGTCACTTCCGAGTGTTCTATCAAAAGCATCTTTTAATTCCTCCGGTGATACATCAACATCAGGTAAATGAATAGGTTTGTTTACTGCCAAAGACATGAGGGAACGAGCAGTCTTACGCACTCCCTCTTCAAGAAACATAAGTCCGATTTTGTCAGTTGTCTTGTTAAGTATGTGCCATACAATCTCTCGCAGAAATTGAGATTTGCCAAGTCCGCTTCCTGCAGTGACCATGACAAGTTCCCCCTTGCGTATGCCATATGTGAGTTTATTAAGTCCCTCGTAAGGGTAGTCGCAATCAGCCTTCTCAATAGGAGCCGATACCAGTTCCCACAAAGTGTTACCTTGCACAATTCCATCAGGGATATAAGACTCAGCAGCCCACCAAGCATCAACAAATTCTTTGCCAGAACCATTCTCAAGATAATCACACGCATCCTTATATCCTTTCTTGTGCTTCATTACTTTAACTTTGCCACCAAACAACTCAGCAACTGCCTGTGCAGCCTTCTGACCCGGCTCATCCGCATCAAAACAAATCACAATGTTCTCGAATGAATCAATCCATTCATATTGCATTTTGCAATCCTTTAGCGCTGCTTGTGCGCCGTTGCGAACACTTACACAAGGATACTTACTACCTTGCATCTGATAACTCGCTAGAGCATCTAATTCACCCTCGCAGATGGTTAGATAGCGACCAGCTTTAGTAAATAGATTTTGTCCAAAAAGAGTAGCTTCTTTAAAGTCACCAGCAATCGAAAATGATTTAGTTTCAACATCCCTAGTCTTAACTGCCGACATAACTCCATCAGCATCAAAATAAGGGTAATAGTGTTTACCTTCGTTTTGTCTTACTCCGTAGGCTATGCAAGTAGCCGAAGTAATACCACGACTAGCAATAGAAAGAGAAGAAGAATTGTCATAAAAGTTTAAGTCCTTATTCATTGGTTTAACTACTTTCGTATGTGTTGTTGTCCCATCCCCAGCGACATAGGTTTCACAAGCAAAACAGTATTGATGATTGTCGTCAAACAAACTGTTTGCATCGCTACTTCCGCAGTTCTCGCAGGGAATGTGTTTGAGGTATTTAGAGTCCTGCACTATCGACATCCTGTAAATCATAAGCAATATCAAGCACTTCCTCTTTAGCAATCTTTTCTACTGGCATCTCTTCAACAGCACACCAGCAATCCTCTTCCGTATCGCCATAAACTGACACAGAATAAGACACAGTCACAGTAAATGTAGCAACAACACCAACAGGCTCTTCTTTGTAATAAATCATGGTTTCACCTCAATTATTCCTTGTTTAACTCGATAAGGATACCTAGATTCAACATAAAAGCATCTAAATACCCCGTCCTTAACACTTAGCCATCCATACCAATCGCTATTATTGGTAGTGTAATTCCCACATACCTGATGGTCTACTTCAAGCATAGCGATAGAATACCCCACAAACGCACTAAAACACGCTACAAGCGCATAACGCAACATCGCCTATACCTCGGTATCAACGACTGGAATTAAGCGGTCTATTGCTTCGTTTAAGCGGTGCCTAAAATCCGTCATAATTTCCTCATAGCCGTATTGTCCGCACAATGCCACCATCTCTTCTAAGACAAAGTGTTTATGCAACTCCGCCTGAGCATATTCTAGCTCTAATCCCGACATCTCATCAAATTCCAACATAACAACCTCCTCTAAAATTAAGACACAGATTACAACAAAAAGACAAAAAACACTGTCGTTTTAAAGCAACAACTACTAAAAATAAAAGACTTGACACAATTTCAAAAATTCATTATAATGCCTTAACAACATAGACTATCGTTAGATTGTTGTTTTATGTAAAAACTATTAAAACCTATGCACAGTAACAACATAGTCTATATAGGTCAATACTAGCGCTCTTGCCAATAGTCCTCAATTCCGTCATCTTCATAGTCGTCTATGTAGTCATCTTCCTCCAACAATTCGCCGTTACCGGTATCGCCTTCGCTTAACAGGTCGTGCCTTACCATAACAGGGATGTAAGCATCTACTGATTTTAAACAGGTAGAGCACATCTCAAGGAATTGCCTAGTGATACCATGTCTTACAGTAGATTCATAGTCATTTAATGCTGTATTGCAACAAATACATCTCATAAAACCCCCTCTATTCAAGAAAAACATAGTTTAACATACTTACCCCTTAACTCTTTACGAAGTCGTCTATAAAGCCCCTCTAATGGCTCGCAATAGCCATATCATCACCTGAGTATAGACTACAATGCCAGCCAGCCAGTAAAACCATTTATATTCATTCATAATTAGACTTTCGTGCATGATGGCGGCATATTCGGACAATAGTAACAACTGATTAAACCCTTATCGGTGACAATGGTTTGAATGGTACAAGCATAGGCAACCATATCAACCAAAAACCACAAGGCAGCCACTAACAATAGATTTTTAATCATTCTGTTTCCCTTTCATAGTATTTATCATATATTTCAGACTGCCAAACATTTATAGAATCCCAACTTATACCAATTTCAGGGTTATTACATCGCGCGATTAGCTCCAACACTTCTCGCGATTCTTCCTCGGTGAAAGTAATATATTCACCATCGCCCGCATAAAATTCTGAGACATCATCAATAGACCACCAATCACAATGCCAGTCAGGGCTAGTAAGGCGTACAATGTCGCGCGGGTCAGGTATAGATTGACCCTCAGGTAATTCAATCTCAATAATTACTTTCATGGTTATTCCCCTTTATATCCTAAGTAAAATTCATCTTCTGAGCCGTTAAGTGTTACACCATCGCTCCAAGTTAAACCAATGCACGATTCGTTATGGTTGCAACAAATCAAATACTGCCCCAGTTTGTCGCGTATAACATCATAGGCGCTATTTACCCAGTGAACGCTATCACCTTGCGCGATAGCCTGTTTTATTTGGTCTAATGTCATGTCAAAACCCTCCAGTCCGATAGACATAAATTAAAAGCGGAATCGTAAAGCATAGGAAACCAACTAAGCAACCCTGTAAGAATTTAATCATCATTTGCCTCGCTTTCGTCTGTTGTCAAATCGTTAACGTCCAACCAATCACTAAAACTACAATTAAAGGCAATCGGGTCTAATTCCTCCAATACTCTACTGGCACAAAAACTAATTCCAATCACGCTAACCTCGTGCAATTCGTCCAGTTCGTCTCTAAAGCGGTCAAGTGCGACATCTTCGTCAATATAGGTATAAGTCATTTTAAGCCCCTTATTAGATTGCTTCGTTGTTTAGATAGGTAACACCCTTGCGAGTGCTAACATTAGCCCCTAAAGCCCTTAGACGGCTTTTAGTGGTCGGAGTTGACCAACGGCGTAGAGTGTCGGTGTTAGTCATTACAAAACCAGTGCCACCATTTACATCGGCTATGTGGTTGCCGTGTAGGAATACTGCACAATTTACATCGTCAATAGGTCGTACTGATGTATTGCCTGATTGCCAAGATTTACGATTGTAAACAGCGTTAAGCATTTGTTGTTCAATTTTTCTCATTTGTAATACTCCAATCTAAAGTTAAGATAATGCGTTTGACTAAGACACCCTCTCGAGTGTTTCGGGTATTGAACCCTCATCAGTTAGTCTATACAGTCTGACCCCAAACCTCCGCTAAGTCAATATCTGATACCAACTCATCAAGTGACTGGGTGTCTAACCCCTCCAGTATATCTTCCTCCAACATTAACAAATTTTCCAGCAGTTGCTCCCTTGTGAATGTTTTCCACTGGATTAACTCACTTCTGAGAATGGTTTGAATCTTTTCTTGCTTGGTCATAATATTACTCCCTTATCTAATGATTAAATAATAACTGCCTTCCAATCAGAGCCTTCGCCCGTCATTACTTTACAGTAGTCCTGATATTGTGACCATGTAATTTTAGCGTGTAAGACCCAGCGAGATTTGTTTAACAGGTCTTTTTCCCACCAAAGTATTGCTACTGATTTGCGTTCGTATGTCATTTTAAATACTCCCTTATCTACTGTTTGACTAAGACCCTATTTCTAGGGTTTCGGCTCATTAAGCCTCTTCAGTTAGTCTTCGTAAACACCCAGTTCACCGCCATTTATCCACTCAGCGTGAAGACCAAATTTGCTGAGTATGTCTGTGATTACTGGCGATACACCAAACTCCCAGTCTTCCCGCATATAAGCGTAGTAGTCACAGAATTTGTAACTGTCAGCCTCTTCAGCGCTGATTGCAAAGTGTTCCATATCGCTACGCTGATAGGTTGGTACGCCAGCGTTTTGTAGAGCCTGTAATGCTTTTTTGTATTTAGTGATTGTTTTCATTTTGTTTCCTTATCTACTGTTGTTGAGAATGATTCTTATTTACTAATTGGTGTTGCCTGTTGCGATGAATTCAGTCTGAGGCTTTGTCGATTATCTGTCTAATGATTTATTACTATCGTTGTTTATAAACCAATAGTCTAAAACTATTTATCTAAAACGACCCGCTAGCCCTTTGTTTATATAGAAAATTGCGTTCGTAAACAGTTAAGGGCTAAGTATCATCTCAGGCTAAAACAGCTCTAAAGCCCTGTATTGCAGTCTAAACAGTATCTCAGGGTAAACCCTAGTATGTCTGTGTTGTTAGTGTCTACTAACTTAATTCTGAGCTGTGGAATGTTAGTAATGACTAACTTTCTAGAGCTGTGAAGTGTTAGTGATGACTAACTTAGTCCCTGCTATATAGGTGCATCACCGCAACACACACTTGCCCTGTATAGAACTACAGTGTCATAAATACAACACTATATAATTTGGTATACTGTTGCGCTAATACAACACTGTGGTATAGAAACAACGCTGTAGAATGACACAGATATTGTAAGTAAGCACTTACTAACATAGGGGGGGATGGGGTAGACTAATGTTATTTATAATGGCGGAGCAGCATAGACATACAAAAGAGTAAAATAGGACTTATGCCAACACAGACCTAAGTAGTTGATAATAAAAGATAAAATAGACAAGATTGTTTATAATGGAAAATGCTCACCTCTGAAGGAGGGTCTGCGGAGGATAACACTGTTAAGGTAGCCCCGCTGTCTAACACAATCTGTGCAGTCGATAGACCCCATTAGAAGTGCTTTAAACACTGTTTATAAAATAATGCTTGACAGAATCACGAAAGTATGCTAAAATCGCTTTACAAGTGAAAAGCACACAATAAAGATACTGTACAGTCCCCTTCGGGACGACAAGTTATAGCGCCCTGTAGCAAGGGGAACAACAGCCAACAGGCGTTCCCCTCTCCGATAGCGAACAACGAATCTTCCGATAGCACTCTATAGTATTAGTAGGGCTTTAGTTTTTTTTATGTCTCCTTAAAGGATAAAGACTCATGTCGGATGATTTGTCTTCTAACGAAGTGTTGGTGGTTGAAAAACCAAAGCGTCCGAAGATTAAAAGACGTGAAGTAGTAAATGGTAAACCTAAGCGTGGTCGTCCCACAAAGGCGGCTATCGCCAAGAAAAAGAATCCCGGCATACTGGGCAGACCTCCCGGTGACGCTGCTAGGATAGCGGAGTTTAAAGCTAGACTACTAGCCACTGCTGGTGATAGTGTTATTACAAAGATTATAGAAACTGCATTGGCGGATGGTCATCCAGCGCAAGGTGCAATGCTCAAGTTTTGTGGAGAACGATTATTACCATTATCTAGCTTTGAAGCTAAGAGTGGTGGTGGTACTCCGCAGATTAGTATTAATATTACTTCGTTAGGTTCTCCTACAATAGAATCTTCTGAAGTAATTGAAAACGATGTAACAGATGTTGTTATAAGAGATATTGATGACAACACTTGATTTTAAACTATTGAATTGGCAACAGACAGTATTTAAAGATAATACTCGATTTAAAGTTATTGCTGCTGGTCGTCGTTGTGGTAAATCACGATTATCTGCAATCACTTTATTAATTGAAGGTTTGAATTGTCCTGAAGGTTCTAGTGTAATGTATGTTGCACCAACACTAGGACAAGCTCGTACCATTATGTGGGACTTGTTAATGGACTTAGGCAGACCCATTATCAAATCTGCTCACATTAACAACTTAGAGATTACTTTAGTTAACGGCAGGAAAATCCTCATTAGAGGAGCTGATAACCAAGACTCTTTGCGTGGTGTGTCTTTGTCATATTTGGTAATGGACGAGGTAGCGTTTATTAAACCAGAGATTTGGGAACGAGTGCTTCGTGCAGCGTTGTCAGATAAAAAAGGTAGAGCAATGTTTATTTCTACTCCTTCTGGTCGTAATCACTTTTATGAGTGGTTTCAGTTGGGACAAAGTGGAGAAGATGAGGATTGGAAGTCTTGGCACTTTACCACCGCAGATAATGAGACGATTGACCCTAAAGAGATTGAAGCTGCAAAGCGTACGTTAAGTTCCTTTGCATTTAACCAAGAGTATTTGTCTTCCTTTAACAACTCAGGCTCTGGATTGTTTAAAGAAGAATGGATTAAGTTTGGTGAAGAACCTAAAGATGGTTCATGGTATATTGCAGTAGACTGTGCTGGCTTTGAAGAAGTTGGTAAGAAGCAAACTAATAAACGACTCGATAAAACCGCTATAGCGTGTGTGAAGGTAGATAACAGCAATGTGTGGTTTGTGGACAAAATTGAATGTGGTCGTTGGTCGACTGAAGAAACTGCGCTTAGAATACTCAAGAACATACAAGAATACCAGCCGCTGGCTGTAGGGATTGAGCGAGGAATCGCTAAACAAGCAATTATGAATCCTTTGATGGATGCAATGCGTAGAATGAACTGTTACGCACACATCGAAGAATTGACGCATGGCAATAAAAAGAAAGTAGATAGGGTTACTTGGGCTTTGCAAGGTAACTTTGAGCATGGCAGGATTGTGCTAAATGCTGACACAGACTTTGAATTATTTGTAGATGAGTTGTTGATGTTTCCAACGCAAGGTGTACACGATGATACTGTCGATGCTTTAGCGTACATTGAACAACTTGTAAGACCTAACTTTGATGCTGACGATGGCGGAGATGAGTGGGAAACTCTTGACGTAATTAGTGGTTATTAATAAGGAACAAAATGGCTGAGAACATGGACATGAACGAAGGTACGATGTGGGAAGAACCCTCTGAGTCCGATAAGGAACTTACTGCGTTTGTTGTAAACCATTGTGATAGATGGAGAGATTCTCGTGATGAGAACTATCTAGAAGACTGGAAAGAGTATGAGCGTATCTTTCGTGGTGTCTGGGCTTCCGAAGATAAGACTCGTGAATCAGAGCGTAGTCGTCTAATTAGTCCTGCTACGCAGCAAGCTGTTGAGACTCGTCATGCTGAAATCATGGAAGCAGTCTTTGGTAATGGTGAGTTCTTTGACATCAAAGACGACATCACAGACATAAACAACAATCCAATGGATGTTGAAGCAATCAAAGCATTGCTTAAAGAAGACTTAGAAAAACACAAGATTCGTAAAGCTGTTGACCAAATTGAATTGATGGCAGAGATTTATGGTACTGGTATTGGTGAACTTATCGTTAAGCAAGAAAAAGAATTTATTCCTGCTACAATGCCAATGCCGGGAACAACACAAGCAGCTTATGGAATACAAGAAAAAGAATACTTCTGTGTTAAAGTAAACCCAGTCAATCCTAAGAATTTCTTAATTGACCCTAACGCTACTTCTATTGATGATGCAATGGGCTGTGCAGTTGAGAAGTTTGTATCTATTCACAAAGTCGTAGAAGGAATGGAAAAAGGTATCTATCGCAAAGTCAATATTGGACCTGCTGCAGTAGATGATGACTTAGAAGTAACTCAAGAAGTCATTCAGTATCAAGATGATAAAGTCAAACTTCTTACTTATTATGGTTTAGTTCCTAGAGAATACTTAGAACAACTTGAAAACAAAGATGGAGAAGAGGTTGTTGACCTGTTTCCAGATGATTCAGTAGCGGACAACTATAGCGACTTAGTTGAAGCGATTGTGGTAATTGCCAATGATGGACTGCTCTTAAAAGCAGAAAAGAATCCCTACATGACCAATGACCGCCCTATCGTATCTTATCAAGACGATACTGTCCCTAATCGTTTCTGGGGTCGTGGCACAGTAGAAAAAGCCTACAATATGCAAAAGGCAATTGATGCACAGCTTCGCAGCCATTTAGATAGTCTAGCCCTAACTACTGCTCCAATGATTGCTATGGACGCTACAAGGCTTCCTAGAGGTGCTAAGTTTGAAGTTAAACCCGGTAAAGCGATTCTTACCAATGGTAATCCAGCAGAAATCCTCTATCCATTTAAATTTGGACAAGTAAGTCCTGAAAATTTTGCTACTTCTAAAGAGTTTGAGCGTATGCTCTTGATGGCAACCGGTACTTTAGATAGCCAAGGCATGGTATCTCAAGCTACTCGTGACTCATCTGGCGCTGGTATGTCGATGGCTGTGTCTGGAATTATCAAGAAGTACAAGCGTACCCTGACAAATTTCCAAGAAGACTTCATGGTTCCGTTGATTCGTAAAGCGGTCTTCCGTTATATGCAATTTGACCCTGAGCGTTATCCTTCTGTAGACATGAAGTTCATTCCTACAGCTACTTTGGGTATTATGGCTCGTGAATATGAACAGCAACAGCTTATTGGCTTGTTACAAACACTAGGACCTAATACTCCTGTATTGCCAATCATCCTCAAAGGTATTATTGCTAACTCTAGCCTATCTAATCGGGCTGAAATGGAGCAAGCATTGACCAAAATGAGTGAACCTGACCCACAACAGGCTCAAATGCAGCAGATGGCAGCACAGTTGCAGATACAGCAAAGTCAGGCTCAGACTCAATCGTTGCAAGCAAAAGCACAAAAAGATGCTGCAGATGCTCAAAAGACCATGATTGAAGCACAAATGGCTCCACAAGAGATGCAATTAAAGGCTGCAACAGCTCTATCTAAGGTAAATAAGCCAGAGAAACAGATGACTGACTTTGAAAAGCGTCTAAAAATTGGTGAATTAGCTTTAAAAGAGCAAGATATTGTCAATCGTGGCAAGATTGTTGAACTTCAGATGAAGAAAAACTAATAAAACGCTTGACTTTTCAATAAAACTGTGGTAAAATACGGCTATATAAGTAAGTAAGCACTCACTTACATTCTCCAAAAGGACAAAGAATGGATGAAAAATTACAAGCCTATTACGAGGCAAGATTCTCGATGATGGCAACAGACGGCTGGAAAGATTTGATTGAAGACGCTCAAGGCTTCTTCGACGGATTGAATAAAGTCGTAGCAATACAGAATGAAAATGATTTGTTTATGAAGAAAGGGCAGTTAGACGTTCTTCAGTGGCTATTAAGCCTTAAAGACAGTTCATCACAGACCTATGAGCAGCTCATGTCGGGAGACTCAGCAGATGGCTCTTAGGGTATTTGATTTCCTCTGTGAAGAGGGACACTTACACGAACACTTTGTTAGTTATGAGGTGACAGAAGTAGCGTGTAAGGATTGTAGTAAACCTGCTTTAAGACAGATTTCAACTCCTACTATCTATTTGGAACCATTTTCAGGGAACTTCTCTGCAGCGGCAGATAGATGGGCTAGAAATAGAGCTGAGAAACAGAAACTAGAGCAGAAACAAAACTCCTAAGATACCTCGTAAGAGCCTTAGATTATTAATCCTAAAATCACTTGATATGGTGACAGGAGACTTTAAATGGCAGCGACTTTTATTCAAGAAGAAGAATTGTTTAACGGCAATGAGCAAGAAGTAGTACACGATGTAACAGTTTCAGACGCTAACGCACAACCTGAAACTAAACAGACTGAACCTGTAGAAGAATTACCTGAGAAGTATCGTGGTAAATCTGCTGCTGATATTGCAAGGATGCACCAAGAAGCTGAAAAGCTAATAGGTCGCCAAGCAAATGAGGTTCATGAAGTACGTTCACTTGCAGACCAACTGTTAAAACAACAACTCGACTCTAGAGCAAGAGAAACCCAACCAATTGAAGAATCGCTTGACGAAGACTTTTTTGTAGACCCTAAACAGGCAGTTAACAGACAAGTTGAAAAGCACCCTGCTGTAATTGAAGCTAGACAAGCAGCTTTAGAAATGCGGAAGATGAAGACGACACAACAATTGTCGGCTAAACATCCTGATTTTTCAGTTATCTCACAAGATGCTGGATTCCAAGATTGGGTTAAATCTTCTAAAATACGTCTAAATATGTTTGCCAAAGCCGACGCTGAATATGATTTTGAAAGCGCTGATGAGTTGATAAGTACCTACAAAGAACTTAAACAAATCAAACAGCAAACTCAAAATGTTCAAACAGCGAAAGCCGAGAACAAAGCTCAAGAACAAGCAATGAGGGCAGCAACTGTAGATGTTGGCGGCGCTGGTGAGACTAGCCGAAAAGTATATCGAAGGGCAGACCTTATTAAACTGAGAATGACGGACCCTGACCGGTACATGGCACTTCAAGATGAAATCATGAGTGCTTATGCCCAAGGACGAGTCAAGTAATTTTAGAATTTATAATTTAAAGGAAATTTATCATGGCATTAGGTACAGACCACGTCACAGTCACAACAGCAGCAACGTTCATCCCAGAAATCTGGAGTGACGAAATTGCCGCTGCTTACAAAAAATCATTAGTAGCAGCTAATCTTGTTAAAAAGATGTCTTTCAAAGGCAAAAAAGGCGATACAGTTCATATCCCTGTTCCAACTCGTGGTTCCGCAGCTTCCAAAACTGCAGGTTCACAAGTTACATTGATTGCAGCAACTGAATCAGAAGTAACAGTATCTATCAACAATCATTACGAATACAGCCGTTTGATTGAAGATATTGTCGAAGCTCAAGCATTGTCTTCACTACGTCAGTTCTACACAGACGACGCTGGCTACGCTTTGGCTAAACAAGTTGACACAGACTTGATTAAATTAGGTCGTGTTGCTCAATCTGGTGCTAACACAGCAGCTTACACCAAAGGCTACATCGGTGGTGATGGTTCCACATTGTATGTTGCTGCTTCTAACAACGCTTCTGCATTGACTGATGCTGGTATCCGTCGTGCTATCCAGCGTTTGGATGACAGCGATGTTCCAATGGATGGTCGTTTCTTCATCATTCCTCCATCAAGCCGTAACACATTGATGGGCTTGTCTCGTTACACTGAGCAAGCGTTTGTTGGTGAAGTTGGCTCTGCTAACACCATCCGCAATGGCGAAATTGGTAACCTTTATGGTATGCCTGTATTTGTATCTAGCAATGCTGATACAACTTCTGGCAGTACTGCAGCTCGTGCTTGCTTAATGGCGCACAAAGATGCAATGGTATTGGTTGAGCAAATGGGTGTTCGTTCACAAACTCAGTACAAACAAGAGTACCTCGGTACATTGTTCACTGCTGACACACTTTATGGTGTTTCAGAGTTGCGTGACTATGGTTCAGTTGCTTTGATTGTTCCAGCTTAAGTAGTTGATTGACTCTGCCCCGATAGAAACTGTTGGGGCAGTTTACTTTAGTACTCTTTCATAAGAGTTTTAAAATAAACTGTAAAGGTACAATATGGTTCAATTCAAATGTATTATTTCTGGTAACATTATTTCTTTTGAACACGAAGTAGATATTTCAACTACTCGTGATAATCCTGCTTATGAGGAAGTAAAAGAAGAAGTTAAAGAAGAAGTCAAGAAGACTGTAGCTAAGAAATCTACTAAAGAAGAATAACCTTGAGCCTATATAGAGGAGCTGGGGGTTCTGGGGACGCTACTAATGATGCTTCTAGTCAAGCAGTCTTAGCAACAGCCGCAGCTAACGCAGCCGAAGTATCTAAGAATCAAGCAGCAGCTTCCGCTAGTGCAGCATCGACTTCTGCCTCTGCAGCAAGTACTTCAGCAACTGCAGCAGCTAGTTCGGCTAGTTCTGCCTCTGGCGCAAGTACTTCAGCGACTAATGCTGCCGCTTCTGCTAGTGCCGCAGCAACATCGGCAACTAATGCAAGTAATAGTGCAACGGCAGCAAGCACTTCAGCAACCGCTGCAGCAGCCTCAGAAAGCGCTGTAAGCACGTCTGCAAGCAACGCTAGTACCTCTGCATCAAGTGCGTCTACAAGCGCTACAAACGCTTCTAATAGTGCTTCTGCAGCATCAACGAGTGCCTCTAATGCTTCTACGTCAGCAACTTCTGCTTCAAGTTCTGCATCATCGGCTACTACGTCTGCAAGCAATGCCAGTACATCAGCAACAAACGCATCTAATTCTGCTACTTCAGCTTCAACATCAGCTTCAACAGCTACTACTCAAGCGGGTATAGCAACTACTAAAGCAAGTGAAGCAAGTACTTCAGCAACAAATGCGGCTAGTTCAGCAACAGCAGCAGCAAGCAGTGCATCGAGTGCGTCTACCTCTGCCACTAATGCTACAACTGCACAAACAGCAGCAGAGTCTGCTAGAGACGCAACATTAGCTGCTTACGACAGTTTTGATGATAGATATTTAGGTGCTAAGTCTTCTGCACCAACATTAGATAACGATGGTAATGCTTTAGTTGGTGGAACACTGTACTTTGACACAGTAAGTCAAGGTATGAAGTTATACACTGGTTCTGCTTGGGTTAATGCTTATGTTCCCGGAACAGACTACCTAGCTAAAGCTAATAATTTAAGTGATTTAAACTCTGCAGCGACTGCTAGAACTAACTTAGGTCTCGGTACTGCAGCCACTACAGCATCAACATCGTATGCGACTGCTGCTCAGGGAACTACTGCAGATTCAGCTTATGCTGATAGGCTAAAGTGGGATGGTGGAGCAACTGGATTAGTAGCTGCTACAGGTCGTACTTCTTTAGGTCTTGGAACAGCAGCGACTGTGGACGACACTACTTTAGTTCATATAGCTGGCACAGAAACTATTACTGGCACTAAGACTTTTAGTGCAACAATTACAGGCTCTATTAGCGGTAATGCAGGAACAGCCACTAATGGAGTTGTCACAACTGGTAGTTATGCAGACCCTGCATGGATAACAGACTTGACAGGAAGTAAAATTAGTGGTACAATAGACGGAGGTTCTTTCTAAGAAAAGATTATGGCGACAATAGTTAAATTAAAAAATAGTGTAACAACAACCGCTGCTCCTAGTTCGCTAGTACAGGGCGAAGTTGCCGTTAACGTAACAGACAAAAAAGTCTGGGTCGGTAACGCAGCTTCTTCTCCAGTTCAAGTACTTGGTGCTGGTGCTACAGTAGCTGGCACAACATTAACCATGACTGGTGATGGAACATTCAGCGGTACTGGTCAAGTTAAGGTTCCAGCAGGAACTACAGGACAGCGTAGCGGTTCTCCTGCTGCCGGTATGATGCGTTATAATAGCACTACTGGCACATTTGAAGGTTATACCACAGCTTGGGGTTCTATCGGTGGCGGTGCTACTGGTGCTGGTGGCGATGCAGTCTTTCAAGAAAACTCTAGGACTGTAACAACTAGCTACACACTAACTACTGGAAAGTCTGCATCTACTGTAGGTCCTATTACAGTAAATAGTGGTGTTACTTTAACTATTCCATCTGGTGAAAGATTGGTGATTCTGTAATGAATTTATATTGGATTCACCACAAAGACCACTCTGACATCTTTAGTCAGGGCTATGTTGGCGTGTCCAATAATGTTGAAAAACGATGGTATGACCACAAAACATATACCAATAATGCCCATTTAAAACATTCTATGGAAAAGTATGGGTGGGACAACTTAATTAAAGAAGTTGTTTTAATTGCCGATGAAGATTATTGCTTAGATATTGAGAATAAACTCAGACCAAGTGATAAAATAGGTTGGAATATTGTAATGGGCGGTGGAAAACCTCCTAGTGCATTGGGTAAGAAATTTGTTCGTTCTGAAGAATATAAGCAAAAACAAAGATTAGCCAAAGTAGGCAAATCCTCTTGGAATAAAGGGCTTAAACTTACAGAAGAACAAAAAGCCAAACAATTTAACCTTGCAGAATATATGAAAGACAGAGTTCGTCCAATGAAAGGCAAAAGTCATAGTGAAGAAACTAAAGAAAAAATCCGACAAACAAAATTGTCGCAATCTAGGAGCAAACAATGTCTAGCGTAATTCTCAATGGAGATACCTCAGGTTCTGTGACCGTTAGCGTACCCGCAGTAGCAGGAACCAATACAGTCACTATCCCTGCATCAACCGGCACAGTAATGGTTAGCGGTAATATGCCAGCTTTTAGTGCTTATCAAAGTTCAGGTCAATCTGTTAATAGTGCAACATTTACAAAAGTTCAATTACAAACAGAAGAATTTGATACTGCTTCTGCCTTTGATTCCACTACAAATTATCGTTTTACTCCACAAGTGGCTGGCTATTATCAAGTAAGCGGAAGTGTTGAATGGAGTTTTTTAACTGGGCAAAGCCTTATTACTATATATAAAAATGGCTCAAGATTTAAAGATGGAAACTTTGGCACAGGCGGTACTGATGGAACTTCAAGCGTAGTTTCTGTTTTAATTTATTTAAATGGTTCTACTGATTATGTTGAATTGTATTGTTATCAAAATACAGGAACTGCAAAAACTACTGTTAATGTATTAACTTCAACTTTCTTTCAAGCCGTCATGGTAAGAGGTGCGTAATGTACGACAAAATTAAATCACTATACCCAAGCCTTGAAGATAAAGACTTTATGACTGTAATCACACTACAAAACGATTCAGACGGCAAAGGCGATTACATTGCTAAATGGGAACACCCTACACTAGCTAAACCAACAGATGAGGAATTATCATAATGGCTTACGGAACAGTAAACGCTGATGTAATACAGACTTCCACTAGCGGTGGTGTACTAGGTGCTGGTAACGCATCTATTATGAAGAATAGGCTCATAAATGGGGCTTTTGTAATCGACCAACGGAACGCTGGTGCTAGTGTAAATAATGATACAGGTGGAACACAATATACATTAGATAGATGGTTTATTTATGGAACACAAGCGTCTAAGTTTAGCGTTCAACAAAATGCTGGTTCTGTAACACCCCCAGTTGGATTTAGTAATTATTTTGGTGCTACTTCACTTTCTGCTTATTCTGTTGGAAGTACGGATTTCTTTAATATTATTCAAAGAATAGAAGGTTTTAATACTGCCGACCTGAATTGGGGAACTGCCAATGCTAAGACTGTAACCTTGTCATTTTGGGTACGCAGTTCTTTAACAGGTACTTTTGGTGGAGTTTTACTAAATGGTGCTGCTGACCGTTCATATCCATATAGCTACACTATTTCATCTGCTAACACTTGGGAACAAAAATCAGTAACTATTGCTGGTGATACAAGCGGAACTTGGGTTGGTTCAACCAACGGAACTGGTATGCAAGTTCGATTTGGTATGGGTTCTGGTGCGACATATACAACAACTGCTAATGCTTGGGCTAGTGGGTTCTACAATCAACCAACTGGCTCTGTAAATGTAGTAGGAACAAACGGAGCAACTTTCTACATTACTGGTGTTCAACTAGAAGTAGGAAGTAGTGCTACTGGATTTGAGTATCGTTTATATAACCAAGAATTAAGTGCTTGCCAACGCTACTTTGAAAAATCTTACAATCAAAATGAAGCTGTTGGTGCAAGTGGTGTACTTGCTTTTCGAGTGTATGTAACACCTTTTGTAGGAAATGAATATAGTGCTAGTTTATATTTTAAAGTTTCAAAAAGAACCGCACCTACTATGGCATATTACACAAACGGAGGAACACCAAATGTTTGGGTAGCATTACCTTCAGCCTCAAACAGAACCCCAACAACAAATACTGTTGGCGAAAATTCTTTTGAAATATCTGTTGCTAGTGTAACTGCTGATAGTACATTACAAGGCAGTTGGACTGCTTCTGCGGAGTTATGATTATGTATAAACTTTTACCTTTTAATCCAATAGTAAGCAATGTTGAAATTGTTGTGCGTTTATCAGATAACGCTAACATCCCCTTTGACCCTGACAACACAGACTACCAAGCCTACCTAAAATGGGTTTCTGAAGGCAACACACCATTACCAGCGGAGAATACATAATGACCACAATCATTAACGGCACAAGTAGTGCTATAACATTCCCTGATTCTACTGTTCAGAATACTTCAGCTATTGTTAGTGGATATGTACCTTATGCAAATCTGCCAGCAGGTAGTGTATTGCAAGTGGTTCAAGGTACTTACTCTACAAATACTTTTAATTCAACAGGAACATTAACAGATACAAATTTAACGGCAACAATTACCCCTAAATTTTCTACAAGCAAAATTCTTGTATTAGTTAATCAGGCAGGGGTAGTAGCCTCAAATTCATTAAGTGGTGTAACACTTACCTTGTTTAGAAATTCAACATCAATACTTGGGTTTGGTTTGTATATTGGCTACGCATCCGCAGACAATATTACAAATGCTTCAACTGCTTATCTTGATTCACCAGCGACTACTTCAGCAACAACTTACAAAACGCAATTTTGTAGAACAACTGGTTCAGGAAATACTATTGTTCAAGCCAATGGAGCTTCTTCTACTATTATTCTTATGGAGATTGCGGCATGATTAATTTTTTAAATGCAATTCACAAATTAAACCCCAATGTTGCCGTTATTCGTGGCACTACTGCTTACGATGCAGACGGAAATGAAGTAGCTTACGACCTACAAGCCGTAACTGCACAAGCTGAAGCTGATGCACAAGCAGTCATTGATACAAAGGCTTCTGCACTAGCTAAACTAGCCGCATTAGGTTTAACCCAAGACGAAGTTAAATCTTTGATAGGTTAATAATGACTGAACACGCAAACGAAAGTATTAAAGTAGCTGGTGATGTCATTTCTCTAATGACTGTGCTAGGTACTCTAGCGCAGATTCTACCTGCTATTGCTGCTCTGTTAACTATTGTGTGGACTTGCTTTCGGATTTATGAAACTAAGACTGTACAAGGTTGGTTAGGAAAGACACCTAAAGAATGAGAGAAATATCAGTAGGTAAAAACCTTACTGCCAATACTCTAACAACTTTATACACTGTTCCAACTCAGAACACAGCAAAGTGGCACACTGTCTTTGCACACAATGCAGGTGGTTCTACTAAACACTTTAGTTTGTGGTGGTACGACAAAAGTGCTAATACAGAAATTGTTGTGGTATTAGAATATAACTTGGCTTCTAAAACTTACTTTCAATTAGATGGTAATTCTTATGTATTTCTAGAAGAAGGCGATGAAATTAGAGTTAAGTCTGAAACAGGTTCTACTGTAAGTATTATTGTTACTGTAGAGCAATCCTACAAACAAGCAACTCAACATGGATTCTAAGGAGTAAGTATGAAAAAAGCTAAAGGCATGGCAAAAGTAGGTAAAGTAATGCACGAGTATAAAGCTGGTGAACTACATAGCGGCAAAGGCGGTCCTGTTGTTAAGTCTCGTAAGCAAGCTGTAGCTATTGCTCTAAGTCAAGCAGGAATGGCTAAAAAACCAATGAAGAAATCTGCTGGAAGAGGTCGCTAATGAAGCAGGGACTTTATTCCAATATCGCTGCAAAACGAAAGCGTATCGCTGAAGGCTCTGGTGAGCGTATGCGTAAAGTAGGTAGCAAAGGCGCCCCTACTGCTAAAGACTTCAAAGATTCTGCTAAGACTGCTAAGAAGAAGAAATAATGCCAAAGAAAGCATTTCAGAACCCTGAAGGTGGTCTTAACCAAAAAGGTAGAGACTATTACAACAAGACTACTGGTTCTAAACTAAAGCCACCAGTGTCCGCTAAAGAGGCTGCAAAGTCTCCTAAGGCTGCAGGTAGACGGAAGAGTTTTTGCGCTCGAATGGGCGGTGTAGCAGGTCCTATGAAGGACGAAAAAGGTAGACCAACAAGAAAAGCATTAGCACTTAAAAAATGGGATTGTAACTAATGGCAACAACATACTTACAAGCAGTTAATAGCGTACTTCGTAGACTAAGAGAGTCTGAAGTGTCTACTGTTAACGAAAGTGCTTATAGCAAGATGATTGGCGAGTTAGTCAATGATGCTAAGTCTTCTGTTGAAGCAGCTTACGGCTGGAACGCTCTTACACAAACCTTAACAGCTACAACCAGTGCTGATGTCTTTAGTTATGTCTTAACTGGTTCAGGTGTTCGCTTTAAAGTATTAAATGTTATTAACGACACTAGCAATACGTTTTTAAGACTTGCTCCTTTGTCATTTATGACACAACAGTTTTTACCTACAACTCCACAAAAAGGTACTCCAAACTATTACATCTTTAATGGTCAAGATAGCAACGGAGACTCTCTTGTAGATTTATTCCCTATTCCTGATGGGGCTTATGATATTCGTTTTAATACAGTATTGCCACAAGCACAATTAACTTCTGACAATACTATTATTAAAGTACCTGCAGATGTGGTAATTCTAAATGCTTATGCAAGAGCAGTAGTTGAACGTGGAGAAGACGGCGGTATTCAGTCTTCTGAAGCCTATGCTTTAGCTAAGAATTTAATGTCAGACTATATTTCATTAGAATCTAATCGTTCTATTGATGACACTAATTGGATTCCAAGTTGAGCAAACAGCTTGATACTTCGTCAATTGCAGCACCGGGATTTGCTGGTCTAAACCTTCAAGATGCTCCAACATCTTTAGAGGCTGGATATGCTTTAGAGGCAAATAACTGTGTTATTGATAAGTTTGGTCGTATTGGTTCTCGTAAGGGCTGGACTACCTATTTACCTGCTAACAGTGATTTAAGCACTTCAGCAGTTAAAACGATTGCACAGATGTTGTCTCCTACAGCAGGTAATAATCAACTGTTTGCTGCAGGTAACAATAAGTTGTTTTTATCTACAGGTTCAGCATTAGCACAAAAGTTAATTCGCAATAGCGGTGATACTGGTAATGCAACTTATACCATTACAGACAGTCATTGGCAAGTAGCTTCTTTACCTAGTGTAACTAATGCTAGAGCAAGAGCTGTAGTTGCACAAGCAGGACATAAACCTTTATACTTTAATTATTCTACAGTTACAAATGCTTATGTCTTTCAAGTATTAGCAGATTTAGCAACACTACCTGTATCGCCGATTGCACACACTAGCAGCACATTTACACCAAACTGTGCGATAACGGCTTATGGAAGAATATGGACTGCAGATATTGCCAGTGATAGACAAACAGTCTATTTTAGTGATTTAACTAATCCGTTAAACTTTCAAACAGGTACAGCAGGTTCTTTAAATATTGCTGATGTAGTTGGTGATGGAGACCCTATTGTAGCTATTGCTGCACACAATGGTTTCTTAATCATCTTCTGTGAAAACCATATTCTGGTATATGCAAATGCACAAGACCCTTCTGCATTGACTCTATCAGACAATATTAATGGTATTGGCTGTATTGCTAGAGATTCAGTACAGGCTACTGGTACAGATATTATCTTCTTATCTGCTACAGGAGTTAGAAGTTTGTCTAGAACAGTACAAGAGAAATCTATGCCAATGCGAGACATCTCTAAGAATGTTCGAGATGACCTATTAGAGTCTTTAGCTAGAACTTCTGATTTAAAAACTATTAAATCTGGATATTCTTCAACTGAAGCAATTTATGTCTTATCTTTTTCTGAAGATGATAATACCTATTGTTTTGATACAAGAAGTGTATTACAAGATGGTTCATTAAGAACAACAACTTGGACAAAGATTAAACCTACTGCTTTTTGCACTACAGCAACTAGAGAGTTTTTATTAGGACAAGCTGGTTATATTGGTCTTTATAACGGATACACTGATAATGGTTCAGTTTATCGTATGAGTTACTATTCAAGCTATTTTGACTTTCAGCAGCCTACATTATCAAAGATTCTTAAAAAGATTGAGATGTTGTTGATTGGAGCGCAGAATCAAGACGTTACAGTTAAATGGGACTTTGATTTTAAAAAGGCTTATCAGTCTGCAGTTACAGTCATTGCTCCTTCAGTAATCGCAGAATATGGTATTGGCGAGTATAACATCGGAGAGTATTCTGGTGGTATAATTATCTTTACCAATAACATTAATGGTAGTGGTGCAGGTAAAACCCTACAACTAGGATTTGAAACAAATATTAAAGATAATGCTGTCTCACTACAAAAAGTGGATGTGTTTGTTAAGGGTGGAAAAAAACTATGAGTAATTATACAAAAGCGACTAACTTTGCATCTAAAGATGCTTTGTCTACTGGAAATCCATTAAAGCTCGTTCGTGGAGCAGAAATCAATACTGAGTTTGATGCTATTGAAACTGCAGTGAATACTAAAGCTGATTTAGCGTCTCCTACCTTTACTGGAACACTTACAGCAGTTACTTTAGCTGTTTCAGGTAACGAAACTGTTGGTGGCACTTTAACTGTAACAGGTGCGCTAGAAGCTGCATCAGTTGATGGCGGTACATTCTAATCATGGCTACTATTGTCGACCAACAATATACCCCTACTGAGATTATCAAGAAAGATTTGGCTCGTGGTGGGTTTACTAAAGAAGAAGACAAACTATTAAAAGGATTTGTTGCTTTAATTAATGCAAAGAAAGCGGTTCTTGTTCGTCATAACAACACTGTATTTGTTGGTATTCGTAAAGAACCCGGTGTATTAGAAGTACATATGTATACACTAGACCCTTTGGCTGTGTTACCAGAAGCAATGAAAGTTGCATTTGATTCAGTAAAAAAAGCTGGTGTTAAAAAATTACAATCTGAAACTACAAATCCTAGATTGATTAAAATGCTAGAAACATTAGGACCAGTAAAGACAACTAAAAAAGGTAAAAATATTGCATGGGAACTGGAGATTGCTAAATGAGATATAATTTAGAATCTACTCTTCCAATCAATGCATTTTCTCCTCGTGCTAGAGGTCCTTTTGCTTTGGGAATGACACTTGAAGGGGGTAATCCAATACAAAGTGTTGTGAACGCTGTTTCTGATGCAGGACAGTCTATAGCTAACGTGGTGTCTGATGCTGGCACATCTATTGACAATGCGGTTATTCAACCAGCTATTGACGACCCTGCTGGTACTGTAATAAAAATTGGCGCTATTGTTGCTGCCCCAGCTACTGGTGGTGCATCATTATATGCTATTCCAGCTTATACAGCCGCTAAAGCAATTGCTGCAGGTATTCCACTAGAAGACGCAGCTAAGATGACTGCAATCTCTGCTGCTGCTGCATACGCAGGAGTTAGTGTTGCTGACTATGTTGGAACTCTTGCAGAGTTTGGTACAGATATTGGTTCACAACAAACAGCAATGTTAGCTGCTCAGAACGTTGGTATCGGCACTGGTGGTGCAGCCTCTACAGCGGCAGGACAAATTGCCGGAGGAGCTGCTGGTGGTGCTTTAGTTTCAGGAGCTACTGGTGGAGATGTTGGACAAGGATTACTAGGTGGTGCAATAAATGCCGGTATTGGGGCTGGAGTCGGTGCAACAGTCGATGCAGGTGCAGGATTACTTAATCAAACAAATACAGGAAGTACACAAATGGAAGACTGGTTACTAAATAGCGGATATTATGATAATCCTGCT